ATAGTATTGAGTGTGCTAGGTGGTGGTTGTGTGGTTGTTGAGAACTGTTGTTGTGCTCCAAACCCACCAGTAAATGGTGCAATCTGTTGCCCAAAGAAACCTTGTCTTTGTTGTTGTTCGTACGCTGCTTCTCTGGCTGCTGCTGCCGCTGCATCAAGTTGCGCTTGTTGTATTGCTTGTTGTCCTGCTCCAAGTTGTGACAATTGTGTAAACTGTTGTGTTTCTAATTGTGGCACTGCTTGTGCTACTCCTTGTTGGTTTTGTAGTGCTGCCATTCTAGCGGCATCTGCTTGTGCAAAGTTTTGTTGTCTTAGTTGTGCTTCTAGACTAGCAAGACCCAATGCTGTCTCTGCATCATACACACCTTCTTGCACACCTTGACGTGCGCCGCCAAAAGCTCCTGCTCCAACGGCAGCATCAGCTATAGCTAGTCTGTCTCTTGCCCTTTGTTGTTCAAACGATGCTTTGGTTGCATCAATTACTTGTTGTTGGAAAGGTGTCATGAACGGATCTCGAGCAGCCGTTAGTCCTGCTGCTGTTGTCTCTCCTGTTACGGGATCGATACCTGCTAATCTTTGTGACTCGGTTACAAATGGTTCAAAACTAGCAACGCCATCTCCAGCGCCCACTGCACTAACTGTGCCTCTTGGGCCTCCAAAAGTAACTGCTCCAAGCCCTGCTGACTCAGCTGCTTGTCTTATGGCTGCTTGCTGTAGCGCTCCTTGCTCTGCAACACTTGGTGCAAAAGCTGATGTATCAATTGCTTCAGATGGATCTAATACCTTTTCTAAACCTGTTAAAAATACTTTACCTGCAGACTCGATAAAAGGTGCTGGTAAAGCGATATCCGTTCTGACCTCACCAAAACTACCTGCTGATGATCCTGTCTGATACTTAACACGACCGCCATCTGCAAAACTTGGCGGTTCTAAACTATCTAGAAACTCATCAAAATCTCTTATTATTTCGTTTTGTTTTTGCTTGGATAATTTGTTAAATTTATTAAGACTTGTAATTCCTCGATCAAACAAAAAGTTTTCAAACGTGTCCCCTATTTCAGCTTCTGGACTTGGGTCTGACATGGCCAACATCATTTTATCCATTATACTATTGCCTCCATATTTTCTTGTAGTTCATACAATGCGCGAGCCCCGGCCCTTGGGTCAGGATTACCTGTTAACATCTTACCTATACCAGAAACTGCGCGATCATTCAACACGAACTCGTTTTTGCCTACCATGGCTGGCACATCGTCGGCTCTTGGTTTAGTGCCAAGTGGTATGAAGCCTCCGCCACGTAGATCCATCTGCATGCCCGGTGGCACATCTGGTGATATTGGGTCGCCCTCTGGTGTCATACGTCCACCCTCGTTTGCAAAAGCTCTGCCCTCTGTGTTATTTCTAGCTGGGAAATTTTTGTCAATCATGTTTACATAAGACTCAAAATCTTGTTTAGGTGCAGGCATAAATTTTTCTAATTTTTTATTCATCTCTTTTGCTCTTTCTATACCTTGATCTCTCATGGCATCCATTGTGTCCATGTACCTATTCTTCATATTAAATATTTCTTGTTGACCTGTAGGATCTTTGTCAAAAGGGTTGAGCATATTTAAATTACGCATTACGGGTCCTGGTAAATCTTGTTGCATATTAAACGCTTTTGCATCCATCATTCTTTTTACTCTATCAAGCATCTTTCTTCGTATTCTCTCTTCTTCTATATAATTACCAATACCCATACCCATTGTCATAGGCCCTTCTTGTGTGCCATCTTGAAAACCAATACGACCACCAGTTGCCGACTTATGTCTAAGCCTTATCATTTCTTCTTTGAGTTCTTCTCGTTCATCAAGGTTTAATTCTATATATGGTTTACCAAATAAATTAAAAGAAATTTCATCACGATCGTCTTCATTACCACTACCAGTTGCAAACCCAATACGACCACCTTTTGAAACAAACTGTCTTACTTTATTAAAGTAATCTTGCACGTCTGCTAGTGATACAGTTAATCCTTCTTCTTCTATTTCTCTTTGTGTTTCTTCTGGTTCAAATCCTGCCCTTTCAAAAGATCCCAACATAGAAGCCACTCTCTGTTTTTGCAATTCATCATAGTTTGCTTTTTGTGCTGCCTCAGATGCAGCTATTGCATCTTGTTCTGTTTTTGCAGCTTTTTTAATGTCCTCTGCTAGTTGTGGAGCTTGTATTGTTGATAAACCTGTTGAGTATTTAAGAGCTTGTTTTCCAATATCAGGTAAACTCATGTCTAAATTAGGTGCTGTTAAAAAAGGCTCCACCATTTGACCAGCTTCAATACCTAAGTTTGTTAATTTGTCACCAATTGTTAGTTTTTCAAAATCAATTGGTCTTGGACCTATTTGCTTGCCAAGTTCTATTTTTGGCAAACTAGCTGCAGATTTTAAAGCTCCTCCTGCTCCTGCCGTCAAAGATTGTGCTAAACTTATACCAGTATCTTCAGCATCTGGATCTATCATTGCCTTTTGTAGCATCGCATCAATTATGGCTGTTCTTAAAAAAGCTCCTGCTGGCCCACCAAAAGCTCCTGTGGCTATGGCTATGCCACTTGATAAAAAAGGCTTTAATTCTTTAGGTATAGCTTTTGATATAAATTTTCTTGCAGGGTCAGTGACTGGGCGTACAGCGTCCTCGAGGCTTTCAGTGACATTACTTATTGGCTCTCGTATCTCTCTTGGTACTACTTTTCTTAAAAAACTTCTTAGACCCATTATACTTTTCCTATTAATTTATCGTGAAGATGCAAGTGGCCTAGGCTTGAAATGAGGCTTTTATTGAATTTACTGCCTTTTACCATAAAATGCAACTACGATTCTGCGCCCACAGCGGGCATTTTAGCGACTTTTATATAGACGCTTCTTGATATGTCCTCTCTTTTTGTATCAGTATTTGGATCATCTACGTCAGCGTCACCCTCAGCATCAGAGTTGTACTCTTTGCCTGTTTTTAAATTTTTTAATACCACGGTAGTGTCAACCTTTATTTGAGCTATTTTCTTATCGCCCTCGTATAAGTATGCTACCGATCCTGGTTCTTCAAATGCCATATTTCCTCCTAGTCTCTTGTTATTTCTAGATACGACAGAACGACATGTAAGTCGTTAGCATTCTCTGCCTGCACCTTTATAACCTCACTTTCGTCACAAACCAAAGGTTGTGTCAGTAGTTCAGTTGTTGTTTTTGCAGCTATGTCCTTTTGTTTGAACAAGCTAAATATCGTGCCTCCTGAGTTTACCAGAGTCACGGTGATCTCACACGCATTACTAGCATCATCATTAGATACTAGAAAAGATTTTACTATGGACACAGTTTCAGCAGGCACTGTGTATAGTGTTGTTAAGTTTGTTGTAGTTAAATCTACTTTTGAGTTTTTATATCTATTTGCCATCTATCCTAAAAACCACGCTTGTTGTTGTTGGTCATCCTTTACACTTTGTTGATATGTACTATTTAGTTGATCTATCACATTAGACAATGTTCTGTTAATCTGTCTTTGTGTGCTTGGATCATATTCGTCTTTTGGTTCTGGTATTCTAACTACAATCTTTGACATTATCGGCCTCCGTCTGGTTTCACATCTAAAGATAAAGTGCCATATCTCCAAGATTCGTTTGCAGATGTGTTTTCTATCTTAACATTTACATATCTGCCTCTAGCTCTTGTGTCTTTTTTAGTTGTGCTTGATGTAATTGTAAAAGGACTATTTGTTGACGATGCTTCTGTTTGTGCCGGAAATCTTTTTATAGCTAGTGTAACATCAGCATTACCATTTAAATCTTTGAAGTCAGGTATAAACCTACTTACAGATACAAACTTATCACCCTCACCACCTTGTAATGCAATATCATAATCATAAGACTGTATAAAAGATGTGATTGTTGTAACCGTGCCATCTTCGTTTGTTTGATCGGTGCCAACTTCATGTTGAAAATATTTAGTTTGTCCTAAACCGCTTTCACCAAGTATTGTTGGAAAGCTGCCTGTGCCAGTTGTATCAAACTTTGTTGCGTATGGTTTTTCGTAAACTTTACCATCTATCCAAGATGTTCTAGGTTCTGTAGATAAAGACCAAACACCACCTGGTATTTGTGCTGATTCTGCATAGTTATAAGAAACTGCTTTGTTATTAAAATCATTGTTTGCAGGATACCACCAAATTATTTCTGTAAATAAACTATTAAGACCTGCTGCAACTTGTTGTCCCTTTGTAGTGTCAAAATTATCAAACACCTCATCCTCTACGGCGCAAGGCAATGTTTTAACAGTTCCATCGTAATACAAGAAACCTTTTGAACTCATCCAGTATGCAATACCATCTACCTCAACAGCTGCGTTCTTACCAACCAAGCCACAGTTTGTACCAACTTGTTCAACACCAAACACAAAAGGTTGTCCAACATTTCTAACTGTATACAGCGCGTTGTCAGTCCACACTAATATATTTTCTTTTGCTTGTATGGCTCCTATAATTTTTGTGCCATCTTGTAATCTCAATGTACCAGCTGTGTTCGTAGATGTTGGTGTAAAACTATTTATATTTTCTGCCTCTGAAAATCTTATAAACATATCATCTTGTGTAGACGTCGTGCCTATCGTGGTTTCTGTGCCTAGGTGTATCAAGTGTCTTGTCGTTGGTGATATGATAGTAAGTCTTGATGCGGTAGGGTTGTTGCTTGTTGCAAACCCACTTGTGGACTTTGACGCTCTTGTTGACGTTGGACTAGTTGCCCCTGCATTCCATGTAAATGTTTCACCGTTTGCAATAGTGGCTACCAACACCTCACCAAAATTATTAAGCGACCAAAGACCAGGTTCTAGTGTTGCTTGGTCGGCTGGTATTGCAATACCCCAACCACTAAAATCTGTTGCGTTTGTAACTGTAGCACCATTAGAGTGCGATGCAGCTGTTGTACCATTTGTGCCTCTAGTTAGACCTGTTAGGTCGTTACTAGACTTACCAGAATATGTAATTAACTCGCTACCTATTTGTATTGTGCCTGAGCTTGGAAAAGCAGTTGCACTTGTAAGAGTTAGGGTTGTATCACTATCACTAAATGTGCCACCTTCATTTATTGTAGATGTTGTGGCTCCAACCACATTACCACCCCATGGACCTACACCCCATCCATAACCGTATGTTTGTTTTTGTGGTCCAACTTTTGTGTAAAATTCTACAGTCGTAGAACCACCAGTTGATATACTCGCACTTGCAGCAGCGCTTGATGTAATTGTAAATGTTGTAGGACTAGGCACTGTGTTGACCATGAATGCTTTGTCCTCAAAGTTTGATGCACTAAGCCCCGTTCCACTAGGCAAGGTTACTGAGTCAAGTAAAATAATATCACCCACCTCCAAAGCGTGTGCCGATCCTGTTGTTACCGTAACCGCGGTAGAGGTATTTGTTGTTGCAAGTGTACAACTTGTTTGTTGTCTTGCTGCATCAAACGGTGTTATGTCAAACAGTTGGCCCTCAAAGTATAACAATAAAAATTTATCGGAGCCCAAAGCAATATATCTATTACCTTTAATATCTAAGAAAGAGTGTTGTGATCTAACAACACCAACTATGCTGTCGTTTACGAGTGATGACCATCCGCCTACTTTTTCTGGTAGGCCATATCTAAATCTGATGTTGTTGCCATCTATCCAACGGTTTTCTGCACCCTTGGTTGTATTTTGTTTATCGATACCTGGTTGTATGACGAAGTTAATAAGAGTCATGTAAACCTCTTACGTTCCAGCAAAATGCTTCTTGACCCAACCTTTTGTTGAATTTGCATATACAAGCGTAAAGCTTTGTCCGTTTGTGTTGACAGTTAAGTCACTGGCCACACCTTGTATGGGTTGACTGTTTCTACCAATAGTCAAATTGTTAGAGTTAAAACTAAGTTTACCATCTAAGAAGTGCACCTCGTTACCAACTGCTGGACTTGCAGGTAGTGTGACCGTCACTGCAGCTGCACTTGTATCTACAATCACTTGGTCACCATTTACAGCTGTGTATGCACCTGTTGTAGTGACATAACCTTTTTGTGTAATACCTGTAATCACGTTTGTGCCATCTACTATTACAAGCATCGTAGATCCAACG